GAAAGACTGGGCGATCGCAGTGGCCTCGCCGGCCGAATTCGCCCAGATCAACATGCCATCGGACCCGTTGACAGTGGGGACTTGGATGTTACCGGACGGGATCGCAACAATGTAAAGTGAACCGCTCATAGGAGACTCCAAAAAGATTCAAATCAAAAGCACAAACCTTCTTCAGACAAACCACCAACTACTCAGTTAGTTGGTGATGCCTTCATAGGCGGATAGACCCTTCTCACTGAAGAGAGCCAGGCCGCAATACCACTTCACACGCCAGATGTGATCGTCGGTCAGTTCTTTCTCACCGACATCGACCACATGGATACCGGCAGCGTTAGCCGCAGTCAGACCGGCACAACCATGCTGCCGCGAACCATCGTCGAATGTGCCGGCGAAGATCGTGGTAGCGGTCGTGGCCGTACCCTGCGTCTGATTCAGCGGAATCCAGTCGTTACGGAAGATCGGAGTACCGCGATAAGCCTGAACCTGAACATCATCCGTCAGTTGGATCGTTTCGTCGATACGAGCACCACCCAAGGACCGGAGCAGCGCGAAGTAGCTGCGGATCGTGCGGGCATTGAATGCGAAGTAATCGACCTGACCGTCCTTGTCCGTCACCAGGTCCATCATGTTGTCCATGCCTTCAAAGGAGAGGGCATCACCGTTCGCGGAGACTGGCGTAATGGTCTGTTCGGGAGCAACCAGATTGATGAGACCCAAGAAGGAACCGTTCGTTCCGTCGCCGTTGATGAACATGTTCTGGTACTGACGACCAGCATTCTTGGCCTTGCTTGCAATCTGAACGGCCGTCTGATCGTTGCCGTCGTCACTACGAGTAGCCTGAATCAGGCCGTTGACTTCGGCGTCACCGATAAGGGTGGTCAGCGAAGAAGTCACGTTGGTGAACGAAGCGGGATTCTTGGCCGCGATGATCGAGCCGGGGGCTTGGGCGTCAACGTCACCGAGGATGTTTTCACGATTATACGCGAGCGCATTCCCGTCGATGGCATCAAACGGAAGGACGTGAAACATCTTGTTCACTGTAATCACGTTCTCGATGACTCCAGCGACAAGTTCGTTCAAGGCCAGTTTGGCGGATTCGGTAAGAGTGACAGTAGGCATGTTCGCCCTATCTTTCGTGTTTGAACCA